AGAAAGAAATTTGGTGATCAAAAGGACGAAATTCTGGGGGGTTTCTGGGATTCCGTAAAGGGTGGAGCGCAAAGCGCATATGATTTTTATAATTACGGACCGAAAGGTCCACCACAGGAAGTAGCAGTTGAACGCGCCCAGAAGGCTCAGAAGGAACTGGAAGAGATAAGATTAAAAGAGTCAAGCGAACTCCTTAACGAGGAGAAACTTAAGAACCGACCTGACATACGTGATGTTCGTTCGCAAGTAACGCAGATCATTGCGGCGGCGGAAAAGAAAGAGGAATTGAATCCAGGATCAGTCAACCAGAATGAACTGGAAAAGGACCTCGTTCAATTCGCATATTCGCAGGGGTACACGCCGCGTGAAATTCAAGGCGGACCGGACGTGCAGGCGAATACAATGCCTGATCCGTTCGGACTGGCAACGACGAGTCCTGACCCTTTCCCTGAAGCAAGAATCTGGGGAGCTGAAATGCCAGCGTCCATAGCCGGCAATATACTGGGATACAAGATTGGAGCGAAGGCGTTCGGCAAAGGTGCCTGGAAAGGTCTCCGTTCTACACCGGGTCCTTGGTTTGCAAGGATTGGTGGCGCGATGGTTGGAGGATTCACGGCAGTGATGGCAGCCAATTATGGATACGAGACGGCACTTGACATCATGAACCAAGCGGATGTCTTCGGCGACGAGGGAATCAACAGACCGGACAAGAAAGAAAAATTAGCGCAGGCTATGAACATGGGCGAACTGGATGCCAAGCTTACTTTAACAGCAGGTGCGTTTGTTCCAGCTGTGCAAATGTTTAGAAACCTTACGCGTGGCGCGTTGGGCGCGGGAAAAAATGAAATGCGATTGGCGGAACTTTCACAAACCCTAAGCAAGAAATTCATGAAGCCAGGAACGTATTCCTATCCTGGACTTGGAAAATTTACAATTACGAAAGAGGGCGATGCAATACTGGGCATCTCTGATATCTCCAGATTTGGTGGTACAAGGGCAGTGAAGCAGGTTCTTGGAAAATTTCCAATCATCTCAGGTGGCATCACGGGCAACCTGCGTGTGAAGGCACAGAAACTGAACCTTATCATGCAGAGCATGAACGACGCAATGGGTCCTTACATGACTTACGCCAAGCTGTCAGAGATTACAAAGCCTGCGGCATTTGTGCGTGCATCAAAATACAATGAACACCTAGACGGACTCCGCAATGAGTGGATGAAGACCGCCGATTCATACGGCGATCTCGTTGTCATTGGTGGAGGAATAAACGACGCAAAAACGGTGGCAAAAAACTACGTACTCGCGCTGGAAGGAAGATTGGGTGTAGGATATGAAGGGAAAATACTTCCAACTCCAAAATCAATGCCTGTCAAGGATTACATAGAAAAGAATTTCCTGATGCAGAATGACGCAATAAGCTATTCCAGGGTGCAGGAGATACTTACAAAGGAACTTCCTGACTTGATGAAAAGAACCGGTGATGACGGACTGTCTATTCAGTTTGTTCAGGACCTAAAGCAGGCTCTTGAAAAAGGAATGGCAACGTCCCCCAAGAGCGCTGAAGTGCTCGTGGCAAAACAAGCGTTTGATGAAGCCTTTAACAACGGAAAGCTGTTGTTTGACACGAAGGTTGCAAAAGCACTGGGAATTGAAGGGATGGATATGTATGGCTACCGTGTCAAGATGCTGAAGAATACTGATTTTGCCGATAAGCTTCTGGATACGGCAAAGTTTATGGAATCACCAGAAGCGATGAAGAATTTTCACGCACTCGTGGGACCGGACATATTCCGTGCGGCACTGAGAAGGCATGTGGCTAATGCATATAATAATTCGTTAAAACCATTCAAGGGACAGTCAGAAATTGATTCCCTATTCCAAGGATTTGTTCGCGGGGTTGATGATCCTCGTGCATTTACGCCGAAGAATGTGGAAGGAGCTTTCGTGGATGTTGATGCATTCAAAAAAGCATTGGGACTAGCGGATCCAGGATCAAACAAATTCCAGACACTGGCGGAAGCGTTTAACATTGCGTCCAAGAGCTACAAGCCTGGAAGCAAGCTTCCCAAGTGGGCCAGCACTGGGTCTTCCGAACTGATTGACGCTGGCGCAAACGCGGAAACCGTAAGGGTACTTAGCAACGGAGCAAGAAGATCAAGCACTGTGGCGCGTATGCCTACGGCGCAGGAATACCTTGAATTTACGCAGGTGTTGGAGAAAGCATTTGCCGGTGGAGTACCTGACATTAGCACATTCATCGCAAGAAGGGCGCAGATCTCAGGATTGCGTGGTGCCTTAAAAGCCTTTACTCCTGGAGCAAAATCCGGAGTTGCAGGTTCTGGTGCCGGAGCAATGCTTGGATCTTCTCTTTTCTCCACTGTCCTGTTCTCATTAATAGCGAGACAAACAGGTAAAATACTAACCAACCCAGTCAACTTGAAAGCGTTCCAGTACCTGTTGAATCCAGCCAACCCCAAGAATTCAATCGCTGCGGCGAGGGCACTTGAAGTAATTGGACTTAATTTCAAGACCGATCTTGATGATCTTGACAGAACGCTTGCCAGCGTAGAAGCTGAGCAGTTGAGAAAAAATGATTTTCATAATCTTAAGTCAAATATCAGTCAGCCCATGACCAACAATGAGGAAATGATCAACAAGTTTCAGGAACAAAAAGAAAAGATCAATCAGATGAACCAGCAAAGAGAGTTTAACAAATTCCGTGAGCAATCCATACCGCCCACGGTTGTTGGAGCCAATGAGGCTCCTACCTCGCCAACGTCTACGGCAGGTTCGCCTGTCGTAGGCTCTTCTATCGCGGGAAGCAACGAACTAAATCCTGCGGCGGCAGCGGCTCTTTATTCTGGAAACACTGACGCGGCACTGGCCAACCAGTATGCCGGTGGAGCTTTTGGACAGCCAACTGGCCCAGCAAATCAAATGCCTAGAATGGCGGCAAAAGGAGGCATCATTTCATTGGTGAGTTAACATGGCAGACGAAAAAATGACACAGAACCGCGAGGACATCATCAGGATCGAGGGACACCTGAAACTGATCAACCAGAAGCTGGACAACCACATCTCCCACATCTCTGATAAAATTGACACGATCTTCAGGATTGTGTGGACAGTCTCGTTCATGCTACTTGGATTGATTATCCGCGTGGTTTACACGGCGGTAATGTAATGAACTATGACAAACTTCTAGAGTCAGTAAAGAAACACGAAGGGTTCAGGGACCACGTGTATCTGGACTCACTTTCCAAGCGCACCGTGGGCTACGGCCACCTCTGCGTGGAGGACCACTGGGAGGACGGAAAGAAATATGACAAGAAATATCTGGAAGGGATCCTGGAAAAGGACTTGCAGTACGCCATCAACCAGGGAGAAGGCATGTGTCGGGACCTGAAGATTTCTGATGACGCAAAATTCCTGATAATTGAAATGATTTTTCAGCTTGGGAGCGCCGGTGTCCAGAAGTTCCGAAAGATGTGGGAGGCTTTAAAAGAGGATCCCCCAAATTATTTCGAGGCGCATGTCCAGATGCTGGACTCACGATGGGCCAAACAAACACCCAATCGTGCTCATGAAATGGCCGAAGCGATGCAAAACGCTGGATAAATTTTAATTTCTGTGCTATAATGCGGCGTGGAATTAATAAAGAAATATAATTACGCAGATCTTAAGAGGAAAGACGGGGACGTAAGACTGTATCTTACACCGGATGGTGAAAGCTTACCGTCCGTCACGTCCGTGCTTAGCAAGACAAAGGACCGCTCATTCCTGAAAAAGTGGCGTGAAAAAGTTGGAGAGAAAAAAGCCGAGGAAATCATCCGTGATTCCTCCCAGATTGGAACCGCGCTCCACCTATATATAGAACATTATACGAACAAGCATCCCTACAAGGATATCACCAAAATAGGCATACAGGCCGAGAAAATGGCCAAAAAGATCATAGAGGAAGCTTTCTCCGACATCACGGAAGTGTGGGGATCTGAAGTTCACTTGTATTATCCTGGAAAGTACGCAGGAACGACGGACATGATTGGTCTCTACAAGGGACGGCCGACAATCATTGACTTCAAGCAGACGAACAGGCCAAAGAAGCGTGAGTGGATACAGGACTATCTCATGCAGCTGTCGGCGTACGCCATGGCCCACAACAAGCTGTTTGGCACCGATATAGACCAGGGTGTCATTCTCATGTGCTCACGTGACCTGACGTTTCAGAGATTTGAGCTGATGGGCGAAAAGTTTAACCGCGCAGGTGATTCCTTCATGAAAAAACTTGACTTATACCTACAGACTCTTATATAATACACACAGGATGCCATAATGGGTCCTACTAAATCTTGCTTAACAGGAGGTAATTATGAACGAGCTAGATATTATACGTAACCATTTTCTTGGTTTTAACAATGACTTTTTTGACAGTTTCAGAACAGTCTCAACCTACCCACCATACAACGTAAGAGAAAAGAATGACCTAGGCGTCATTGAATTTGCCGTTGCGGGGTTCGCTGAGGGTGATTTGACAGTTGAGGTAAAAGACCAAACTTTAAAGGTTTCGGGGTGTAAGGAAAAAAAATCCGACGGGCAGCTTAAGCACGAATCGGACTTTTATCACAAAGGAATATCGGATAGAACTTTCCGAAAAAGCTTCAAACTTCATGAACATATTAGAATTGATGGAGCGGAGCTGAAGGATGGACTTCTTAAGGTTACCTATAAACGGGAAATTCCGGAATCCGAAAAACCAAAACAAATAAAAATTAAATCCAACTAGAGAGTTCCTCACCGCTGATTTCCTTGGCGATGTTGACCTTGTTCCGAAGGGACTTGATGATTTTATCATCCACAGTCCCTTTGGCCACTAAATCTATATAAAGCACCGCATTCTTTTGTCCTATTCTGTGGGCACGGTCCTCTGACTGTATTCTTTTTTCCAGGTCATAATTGTTTGAATAGTAAATCACCGTGCTGGCTGCCGTCAGCGTGATCCCGTATCCGCCAGTCTGTGTGTTTCCTATGAAGAAACGTATGGAAGTTTTCCCCTGGAATGCGTTGATGCATTTCTGCCGGTCTTCCTGGGGTGTCGCCCCATAGTAGGTGCAGCATGAGCTTGATCCGTATTCATCCGAAATGGCCTTTTCAATTCTTTTAATGTCATGAATGTAGTTTGCCCAGATGATTACCTTTCCCGTTGTCTCTCCCAGTATTTGCATCAGTTCATCAAGTCTGTTGTTTTTTAAATCCAGTGTCTCCCCGCCATCAGTTTTAAGATGACCACATGTTATCTGGTGCAGTCTTATCAATTGTGTCAAAACATTGACGGCCGTCAGTGACTTTCCCTGTAAAAAAGTCATGGCGTTTGCCTTCATGTCCTTGTACGCCAGTTGCTGTTCATCCGTAAGTTCCACTTCCCTTTTGGTGTATACCTTGTCCGGGAGGTCCAGGCAGTCCTTCTTCAGTATGCGGTATGAGTGCGGCGATACAAGTTCCCCCAGCTGCTTTAAGTTCTTAAAGCTTACAATCTTTTGATATTTATGTGTTCCACCTGCGGCATTCGCTGTAATGACCACGGCGTACCGGGTTCTGAATGCATAATAACTTTGCTGGCCAAGTATCTCAGGATCCAGGAAATCCATCTGTGCCCACAGGTCCATGGGGGATTGTGTCACTGGTGAGCCAGTCATTATCCTTCTGTATTTAGTTTCCTGTGCCAATTTTAATATGGATTTAGTTCTTTTGGCCTGTGGATTCTTGATAGTCGTGCTTTCGTCCACAATCATCATTGATTTTCCAATA